ATTCCGATATATTCCGCTGCGCGTTCAAGCGTGAATCCAGCGCGTACCGCGTCTATTATCTTCGCGCCTAGTTTTTCGTCATACTGCGTTGGCCTGCCATTCTTCGCCTTTTCAATAGGCAGTTCAATCGGCGCGGATGGAGTCCCGCATTGTGCATCCATAAGTTTTACTTCTACCACACTTTGCCTCAAATAAAAACTATTGACCTATCCAAGCGGATGGCATAGTTTGTCCTTATGCAAACAAAACACACGGCGGAAAACACCGAAGCGAGCGCGGTAAAAGTCACTCGCACAATATATTCTGATGCGGATTCTATGAATCGCCAATTTGTTTGGGCTTTATTGGATGATGGCTCTGCTGAAACGCGAGAGTTAACTCGCCATCTTGATTATGCTGGCAGCGTTAAAATAACATATTCAGCAAGCCATCCAGCAAAATCTGAAATGGCGGTTTTAATTGCACGCATGATGAGGAATGAAAAATGATTGACCTGGCAATAGCAATCATACTCCTCTCGCCTTGCGCTTTATTCATGGCGATTGGGTATTTTGGCAAAAACTAAACAAAAGAAAGGAAGGGAAAATACACAACATGAAAACAGAAGATACAAACAGAATCGTAGAGAAGATCGTGGAAGCACTAGGCAAGGGCGAGATTCCTTGGCGCAAGCCTTGGCGCAGTGTTGCCGCGCATAATGCAATCAGCGGATCAGAGTATAGAGGAGTGAATGCGCTAGTGTTAAACTTAGCGAGTCACTACCCCGATCCGCGTTTCTTAACCTACAAACAAGCCGCCGCACTAGGCGCGCAAGTTAAGAAGGGCGAAAAGGGTTGGCCAGTCATATTCTATTCCACGATTAAAAAGAGTGGAGAGAGTGAAGGAGGAGAAAGCACAGGAAGCGAAAAGGCAAAAACTTTTCGATTTATGAAACACTATACCGTGTTTAATGCCTCTCAGTGTGACGGCATGCCTGAGCGTGAAGCAGCCGCCGCACCAGTGGCTCAAATTGTGGAAGCTGATGAGATAGTTAAACGCATGCCGCGTGCGCCTAAGATAGTGGACGGTTCGCGCGCTTGCTATATCCCTAGCCAAGATATTGTGAACATGCCGCCAAAAACAGCGCATTGGACAAGCGCGAGCGCATACTATGACACTATGTTTCATGAATTGACGCATGCAACAGGCCATGAGTCGAGACTAGAACGCGATCTTGGCGGAAACTTTGGGAGCGAGAAGTATGCCAAGGAGGAGCTAGTGGCAGAAATTGGCGCGCAGTTCCTCTGTCAGTCATCGGGCATCAATCGCGAGGAAGTTGAGGAGAACGCTGTGGCCTATTGTCAAAACTGGTCAAAGGTCCTGAAAAATGACCCCAAGATGATATTCTATGCAGCCGCCAAAGCACAGGCAGCGCATGACTTCATCATAGGAAAGGAGAGGGTTTGAAAACTTACCTGGTGGAAGTTTTCGACAGTAAGGATCAATATGGCGGCGGTATGCCTTGCCTACAATTTGAAGCGACATGTAAGCAGGAAGCATATGAAATTATATTTGAAAACTTGGGTATCAATATAAACATGAAGGAGGAAAGTATATGAATCAATGTTTCATAGTCATAGATTGCACTGGAAGATACCAGGCGCGCTTTTCATCATACGATGGCGCGGAACGATGGATTAAGCAGGAAGGACTAGATGGGGCAATCATTGTGAAGGATAAATGGCGATGAGCGCCCAACTCTATTCCTTGGGAATGTTGCACGGTGTCCTCTTGGCCTTGTTTGTAGTTATGGTGTGGCCAAGGAACAAGCGGAAATAGTTTTCCCTCGTCTCTCCTCGTTACTGAGGGGAGGAGAGGTCAAACCCGCTTGGGATGGCCTAACAAACAGAAAAGAAAGGACACGGAATATATGAAGAAGAAAGAGCAAGTTGGAAAAAGAAAATATAAGGTTGAGTATAAACAAACGGAGACATTTATTGTCGATGTTTATGCGGGCAATCAAGAGCAAGCGGAAAAACTAGCGAGCAAGAGGTTTGACGCTGGAGACTATCAGGAGATGGGGGATTGCGAGGTTGAGTTGAATGGTGTCTATGATGTCACCAATACTGACGATCCGTTTAACCCATAACATAAAGTAGTCCCTCCTCGTTCCACCTCGTAACGGAGGTGGACGGAGGATGGATTTTGGCTCTCGCCAGGACATCCTAACAAACGGCAGCGCAGTCCTTACAGATTGCGCGAATGAAAGAAAGAAAGAGGATATGATGAAAAAAGTAAAAGTATTATGGCAAAAGTTGGGAGACATTCCAACGGATGATAAGGATTGCATTGAGCTTCCATTCCAACATTTTCAAGTTGGAACTCATCGGGAGGAAATATGGCATTGGTTTGAGGATAGTTTTGGGATTGCTGTATTTGACTTGATGAATAGCTAAAGAACTAATTTAGCCCAAGGGTTCAAACCCCTGCGGCTTTTCGCGCTTGCCTATAAACGGCAGCGCAGGCATTCCGTCTTTACAAACGGAAGCATAGCACCCTATAATGACAACATAAAAATATGACAGAAGACGAAATCATAAAAGCCTACCTTTCGCGCCTAGGCAAGAAAGGCGGGAGCGTCAAGGGATCTTGCAAGGCTCGCAAGCTTTCGCGGGAACACTATGCCAAGGTGGGCAAGTCTCAGCGGGAGCGTTGGGATAAGTTTCGGCGGGAGCGTCAAACGGAAGCGCAGGCATCCAAACGGTAGGGTAGCCTTTCGCGGGAGCGATAGCCCTATAAGGGGTGTGTAGAATAGCCCTATAAGGGTACTATAAACGGCAGTCTAGCGTCCGATACGGCAGCAGCAGGCTTTGTTGTCTAGCGGTTCAACCTTGAATTTGACCACTGGAAGGTCTCGGGCATCACATTTCGAGTCAAAACGCCTAGAAACAGGCTTTCTGCTCGATTCTGATAGGTTGTGGCGTGTTTTTTTGGCTACCTTTGGCATATTACCAGTTCTTGCAGCTCCACGCCCTTGCGGTTAGCTTGTTGGGAAGGTTGCTGTCGCACTTATGCCTAGCCCTGAAGCTGCGCCTGCGGGCTGGGTTGCTCTTTTTGATGGTCATCTTGGGGTCTCCGTAGCGGATTGTCTTGCTCTCACCACCCTTGCAAGCCCTGACTACGAACTTCTTTGGTCCTCCAGGGGTACGCCTTGGGCTGTTACAGGGTAAATCTTGTGTACTCATTGGTCATCTACCTCATCAGTGTCAAAATCATCAGGAATCGAGTCCTGAAGCGATTGTAGTGCCTTCTGGTGGCTCTCGAAGAAGCCCGACAGCCTCTTTACTTGCTCTGTCAGCCCATTCCACTGTGCCTCGAACACCTCAAAGGAGCAGTTGGCATTCATATCGTCTACAAGTTGCCCCAATAGCCTCAGTACGCCGTGTAGCTGGGCATTCTCTCGCTGAAGTAGGCCGATAAACTTATGGCTCGCCTTCAGTTGCTCCCGATCACTCTGCAAAACCGCCCTTCTTAGCCTTCATCATGCGCCAAGTGCGGGGGCTGATGGTGATTTTCGATTTAGGACGGATAGTGCCAGCCTTACGGCGAGCGTTGATGTTGGCGTATAGACCTGGCTTAGACTTGTTCATTTCACGATTGTACCACATCCCCCACCTTATCACCAACTCCGTCTTGTCAGGTGTGAGGATGTCTGAACCAGCCCAGCCCAACCCAGCCCCAACCCAGCCCAGCTTTCGTTCTTTGTTCTGATTACCCGAAACACGCTTCGGAAAGAACGTAGTGGTATGGGGGGAGGACGGACTAAGGAGTCCTTCCCCCTACTTTCCTTCGCGTAATTTAATTTATATATATATAAGGGTCTGACTGCTCTATAAATGATAGTAACTTGAAAGTAGATTAGAAAGTAGTCTGATTGGCAGTATACAAGCCATTGTCAGACAGTATCTTCTTAGCCTTGTGAAGGCGTTTAAGATAGCGATAAAAGGTAGATTCTGATACTTCCAACTTTTCGATGATATGGCGGCATAAATCACCAGCCTGCCACTCCTTTGAACCCATCTCGGTTAGGAACTTTTTATCGTCAACCGCCTTGTGCGCCCCTGGCTTCTTTAGCTTGTCTGGGTTGAGGTTAAAGTTCTGGCGGAACAGCGGGTAAGACCACTGGACAACGAAGGCATCCATTGGGCTAAAGTTGCGCAGCGTGACCTCGCAGGTGAAGGTGCGCTCATCCTCTTCATGAGGCGTGAGAACCACCAAGCTGTCTGGGTTGCGGGCGAATACACCTGACCCACTGAACCTATCAATCGACTCTGACCCACTCTTGTTTCCCTTGCTGAAGTGATGTGAGAGTATGATCGACAGATTGTGGCGGGTGGCCAAGTACTCAAACTCGTTCATCAGACTTGACATATCGCCCGCGCTGTTCTCATCCCTCTCCCCCATCAGCATATAGTTTGGATCAAGGATGATTGCTTGGTAGCCCTTGCCTTCAATCTGCTTCTCGATCATAGGGCGGATGAGAGTTAAGTCGGCGGCGTGGCCTCGGAGCGTCCATGTATCAAAGTCATCGGCCTTGTCTTCCAATCCCTTTGCCTTGACAACATCAGCCAACCGATTGCGGAAACTCCACTCTTGGATCTCGAAATTGATAAACAACACCCGCGACATCTTGCACTGTTGCCCCCACCAAGGCACGCCAGCGTGTAGCGATAAGGCTAGGTCGATTAAGCTCCAACTCTTGAAAGCCTTGCTACCCCCACCCAGCAACATCTTCCCGCCTCTATGCAGCATCCCCTCAATTAGTGTCTCTGGTGCGGGTAAGTCTTCCTTAATAAGTTGTGCATAAGATTTAATCGGCGGCCACTCATCGGTCTTGGGTTTGATACCAAGTGCTACGGCTGGTTCTATCATTTTCCTCCTTTGCAAAACCAAAGCAGGCTTTGCATCTTGTCGTTTCTTTTTGCCCCAGGAATCCTAACGGGTTGACTGGGTTTGAATGTTGCAGGATCGCATCCTAACGGAATAAGAAAAGCTTTTAACTGATCCACCCATTCGTTCTTTGGTGGCATCTCAAACCAACCATGCAAGCTCTTTCCGCCAGTATCTACAACGGCGTGTAGTTTCATGCTGAATAAATCGCGCATCAGTTGGAACACCGCGCCCATCTCTGGCTTGGTTAACACATCGGACTCGACAACCAAAAACACCCTATGCTCAACGGTGTCGTTGGATCTGCTAACCGTATCCAGTTTGTAGGTCGCGCCAGTGGTGTACTGCCCAATCGGCTCGTCTAGCTTCTTCCAATCCCAAGCTGACCTAAAGTTTTGCGGATGCCTTCCGCTGTCCTTGACATCACCGATCCAGATATTGTCAGCGACATTAAACATCGAGAGGAACAACTGATAGTCCTGCGCTGGATCGCCTAGCTTTACTGGACTCTCCTCGTACATATCCGCTGGGTCCCAATTGTAGTGCGTTAAGTATCGTTGCTTGTTTGACTCAGCAATCGTCTTAATCCTATCCAACACCTCGGAGTGCGGGTCTTTCTTGATGATTAACTTGGGCGTGGCAGTACCACCCGACATGATGTTGGTGGGTTTGTACAGCGGGTCGGTGGAGATAGCTCGGCGCAGCTTGCGATTAGCCTCATCACGATACGGCGTACAGGAAGTATGCCAACAGAAGATGGTCGGCGCGCCATCTACGAACACCGTTGTATCTCTAATGCGAGTATGGCTGGTGTGCGCAGCCTCACCAGGACACTTGCACAGCCCGTGGTTGTCAGACTGCCAATCCACTTGGCCTACGATATCTTCAGCTTGCCGTTGCGCGGGGGTCATCCGTCATAACACCCGCAAGGCACTTCGTCTGGCAGGTCCTCAAATAATTTCATTTGGCTTGCATCTGATCTGATTAAGTCTTCCCACTTCCAGTTGCGACCAAGACCAACAACAGTTTTAAGGTGAGCATTGTTTTCCATTGCTATTGCTCTTTCTGCCAGAGCAGGGTGGTTCTTGGCAAGATCAAGAACTTCGTGCTTCTTCATTGCTGGGCAATAAAAGCACGATGACTTGGCTGGCTTGAACCCAGCCTCTGCCACAACCTCAACGCACTTCTTTCTGCCCCAACCCCAACGCACTAGCGGGTACTCATAGATGTACTTCTTGTCCTCTGGTATCTTCCCTCGGTGATGCTCGCCAGCGTCATACCCAATCAGCTTCAAGCATTTTCCACCAGCCTTCCAGCAATCCTTGGCTGGTTGCCAGTTGTTGACGAACTTATCTTGTGGCTGGATCTTGTACTTCTGCGAGCATCCCTTAAAGCCATAGGCCAGACTTGGCAGCATATTCTGGCGCAAGCAATTCTCTTCGAGAGTTTCCTTGGCGTACTTCACAGTAACCACTTCTGGCATATCGTGCTTAACCAACCAATCAGAAAATATCTTAACAAACTCATAAGTCTGCGGTAGCTCGCCACCAGTATCTGCAAATAAAATGAGGTCTGGAATAACACTGCGCTTCTGCATTTCAATCAGCATCGCTGCTGAATTTGTTCCTCCTCCGAATGATATGATTAAAGGAGTCTTCATATTAAAATTCAAACTGGCTCTGATTCAAGAGGAGAACACACTGAGGAATATCCCGCCGCAAGATCTCCTTGCGGACCACAACGCCAGTTAGTTATTTGCTTTCTAGCTCCATCGCCTTCTTCGATGCAAGAACAATATCTTCGGCAGTAATATTGCGTAACGCATTGCACCAGTACTGAGTCTTGGGTGTGCGGTTACTCGCATCTTTACACTTCGCTTGTGGCAAACCAGCGTGCGGTCGGCAAGGTGCGTGCGGGCAAGTATCGGGCTTGAACACCGATACGTTCTTAGGATAAAAACTCATACGATCTTTTGGATCGTAACTTCCCCACAGCGACACGCACGGCGTATCCAACCCAGCGGCCATGTGGTTGACTGAGCTATCTGGCGCGACAACAAAGTCAGCCCCGCTGATAATCGGGAACAGCGAGCGCACAGTCTTGGTGCAGTTAAATAAGTCAATCACTCGCGGATGATCCACCTTAAAGTTGTTTGAGTTGTCCAGCCCAATAATAATGGCGTGATGTTTGGGGTAGGCTTCCAGCAACGCCAGCACCGCCTCCTGCCCCATCGTTGGCGGGT